ATGGCAGTACCCACCACCATCACCGCGAAGCTGGACGAGCTGGAACAGCTTTGCGAGAAGTACCCCAGTAAAATCCCGATTGAGGAGTGCGCCGCGTTCCTCGGTATGGCACCTGCAAGCCTGCGAGCCAGCGTAGAGCATGGCAACTGTCCGTTCGGCTTAGGGTGGCTCAAGAAAAATTCGATGAACCGGGCATTTTTTGTACCGACATTAACATTTTACCTGTGGGTAACGCAGGGAAGTGGATTTCGAGAGGAGATGAGAACGTGAAACACATCAATGAAGCAATCGTCGGCCTGTCATTCCTCGGTCTGCTGTCTGCCAGCGGCTACGCTGAAATGGACAAGCTGCCGATGGGCGGTTATACAGTTCTGGCAGCACTGCTGTTGGGTGTAATGCTTATCAGCGTGCGCAGTGCCGTCAAGCACTACTATGAGGGCGACTGAATGTGGGCGAAGAAGAAAGAATCCGATATTCTGTCGCAGATGGCATCAGACGCTCGCGTGTCAGATGCAGCAAAATGCGAAATCAAGCCGGTTTTACAGCCGCAAGCGCGAAAAATCGGTGTGAAAACAGAAAAACGCCGCTGAGGAACGGCAATTCCGACAGCGGCAAAGTAAAACATTACACTTACATAATACCCGCAAGGAGGCGGGAAGTCAATGAAAATTGAACTGAAATCTTTGGACTTGGTGCACTTCAAGTGCTTTCCAAAGCTGCACCTCGACTTTCACGATGGCGTGAACAGCATCTATGGCGAGAACGCCGCAGGCAAGACCAGCGTTTACGACGCGCTGACGTGGCTGCTTTTCGACAAGGACAGCGCAGGCCACAGCCGCCCGGCCATCAAGCCGACTGGTGCACCGGCAGGCACGATGCCCGAGGTCACCGCCATTCTGGAGGTGGACGGCGAGCCGATCAAGCTGCGCAAGGTGCTCCGCGAGAAGTGGGAGAAGCCGCGCGGTTCGTCCATCGAGCGCTACGCCGGTGACACGCGCGACTACTACATCGACGATGTGCCGCTTGCCGAAAACGCATACAAGCGCCGCATTGCAGAGCTGATCGACGAGAGACAGTTTAAGTTGCTCACCGATGTCTGGGCGGTAACGAAAGGAATGCACTGGAAGGACCGCCGAACGCTGCTCGCCGAGATTTGCGGTCTGCCGGAGGACAAGCAGCTGCTTGCGACTGCACCGCAGTTTGCCGAGCTGACCGAGAAAGTCGGCCGCCGGACAGTGGATGAATACAAGTCCGTGCTGATGAAGCAGCGCAAGGACATGAATGCAAACCTGAACACGCTGCCGGTTCGCGTGGATGAGTGCAGCCGCATGGTAGCGGAGCTGGAAAGTCTTGACTTTGCGGCGGCGCACAGCGAAAGCGACCGTTTGCAGGCCGAGCGCGAGCGGGTGCAGGGCGAGCTTGTGAAGCTGGCGAACAACACCCTTGTCGCGCAGGCACGCAACGAGCTGGGTGCCCTGCAAAACCAGCTCCGAGAGCTGGAAGCAGAAAACAACGCGCATCTTGCCAGTCAGCGCGTGCCGGTGGAGGACGAAACGCCGGTACTGACCGCCGCGCTTGACCGCGCAAAATGCGAAGCCGACCGCCTGACGCGCACTGTCGCACGGGAAACCGACTACATCACCACCGGCGAAAACTGCCTGAACGACTACCGCGCACGCTGGCGTGCCATCGACGCCGAGGAGTTCACGGAAACCGTCTGCCCGACCTGTCATCAGCCGTTACCGGCAGAGCAGGTTGCCGAGGCGCGCGAAGCCTTTGCCGCCCATCAGCAGCAGCGCAAGGACACGCTCCTTGAGGACAGCAAGTTTGTCAAGCGGGGCATTGCAGCCGCACAGGAGCGCCTTGCAAGTGCCGAAACCGCGCTGAAATCCGCACAGAACGAGGTGCAGAAAGCGCAGATTGCCCTTGACAGCTACACGCCGCCGGTCGAAATCACACCGGAGAACCTGCCGGACTATGACCGCCGCAAGGGCGCGATTTTGACGCTCATTGCGGACGCGGACAAACGCATTGACCGCCTGTCCGGTGATACCGCAGCGGAAAAGAGCCGTCTGGAAGCCGAGCACGCCGAGCTGACGCGCCGCAAACTGGAAAGCGATGCCGTTCTCGCCAAGGAGCAGACCCTTGCAGATACGCGCCGCCGCATTGCCGAATTGCAGGCCGAGCAGCGCACTGCCGCCGCCGAGGTCGAGCAGATGGACAGGCTCATTGCCATGTGCGAGGAGTTCACGCGCTACCGCGTGCAGGCTATCACCGAGAGCGTCAACAGCAAGTTCCGTCTGACGCGCTGGCGGCTGTTCACTGAGCAGGTCAACGGCGGTCTGGCAGACTGCTGTGAGCCGATGGACAGGAACGGCTCGACGTTCGAGGGCACGAACAACGCTATGCAAATCAACATCGGCATGGACATTATCGACACGCTTTCCGCACATTTCGGCCGCCGTGTACCGCTTTTCGTGGACAACGCCGAGAGTGTTACACATTTGCAGCCTATCGGCTCGCAGGTCGTGCGGCTGGTGGTTTCGGAGCAGGATAAGGAGTTGAGAATCGAATGAGCCTGAAAGCAAAACGCAAGGTCGTGAGCAGCATTCCGCCGATGGACGGCGCACTTATATGGGTGTTTGCGTTGCGGTCGTTGACCTCGGTCAGCAGTACAAGCAGTTCGAGAAGCAGAAGCAGGGCAAGTACGCCGAGGAATGTATGTTCATCTTCGAGATACCGGATGAGCGTGTCGAGGTGGACGGCGAGGACAAGTCGCGCTGGCTGTCGTCCCGCCGGTTTACGGTGTCGCTGCATGAGCGTGCGGCGCTGTTCCAGATGCTGACCGCATGGCGCGGCAAGGCGCTGACCGATGCGGAGCTGGATCCGGCCGGTGATGGCTTTGATCTGATGCAGATGGCAGGCGTACCGGCCATGCTCAGCGTGACCGTCGTTGAAAAGGATGACGGTAGCAAGTACAACCGCATCGAGGCGGTCACCGGTTTCCCTAAAGGCCTTCCGGCACCGCAGCCGGAGAGTGAAATCCTCGTATTTGATGCGGATGAGCCGGACATGGAAGTGTTCGGCAAACTGCCCGAGTGGGTGCAGGACATCATCCGCAAGTCTACGCAGTTCGCGGACAACGCACCCGAGGAAAAGGTCGATATTCCGCCCGAAGAACCGGAAACGCCGCCTGACAGCAAAGGAGCGTGCCCGATTTGACGTTTACATCACTGGCGAGCAGCTCTCGCGGCAACGCCTACGTTGTGTCGGACGGCGAAACGACTCTGCTGCTGGAATGCGGTCTGTCGTTCAAGAAGCTGCAAAAGCGGCTCGGCTATGGCGTGGCGGACATTACCGCCTGCCTTGTCAGCCATGAGCATCAGGATCACGCCAAGGCGGCAGCACAGATGCTCAAAGCGGGCGTGCCGGTATACATGAGCGAGGGCACAGCCGCCGCCCACAAGGATGCAATGGATGCGGCGCACCTCATCCGGGCAGGAGAGGTGATGCGGTTCGGACACCTGACCGTTGTTCCGTTCCGCACCTATCACAATGTAGAGGAGCCGCTCGGATTCCTCATTGAGGACGGCCGCACGAAAGAGCGGCTGCTCTGGGCGGTCGATACAGCCAATCTGGGTGTCACCGCTGACCGGCTGACTTATATCGCCGTAGAGTGCAACTACGAGGAAAGCCTGCTGAGTCGCAGCGACCGCATTCCCTCGTTGCTCAAGGAGCGCATTCGGCACAGTCATTTCGAGGTGAATGACGTTATCAAATGGCTGCACAAGCAGGATCTCAGCGGCGTGCTCACCATCTGGCTGCTGCACCTGTCCGCTGGCAACAGCAGGGCAGAGGCATGGCAGCGGCGGTTTGAACGGGAGTTTCCGGGGGTTGAGATTCGGATTTGTCCGGAATAAGAGGAGGATTTCATGAAGATTACATTTGACGTAGACTCGCGCACTGCATCGGCGCTGCTGAAATACGCCGCTCGTTGGAGCATGACACCTGGCGAGATCATAGACGGTCTGATGAGATTCTACAAACGTGAGATGAGGGAGAGGTACAACCATGAGTAACTTTAATAACACCGGCGAAGTTAAGGAGATCAGCATTCTGGACATGATGAACGGCGCGATCGGTGAGCGCACGGCCTACGAGCTGACGCGCATCATGAAAAACTGCCGCGACTTCAACACTGAGGCGAAAAAGGCGCGGACACTGACCATCAAGCTGTCCATCGTGCCGACCGAGAACCGCGACAGCGTGGCGGTTCGCGCAGAGGTGAGCAGCAAGCTGGTTCCGGTCAAGCCGATCGACGGCGCACTGCTGCTCGGCGGCACGGACGCAGAACCCATCGTTATGGAGTACACGCCGCAGGTGCCCGGTCAGCAGTCGTTCGACCCGTCCGTTGACACCGAACCCAAGGTCGTCAAGCTGGCGTAAATCAATAGGAGGATATTCAAAATGATCAAGGAAGCACTGGAATATATCGTAAACCTTTCGGCTCCGCATCTGGAGTTCCGCAACGGCAGCCACTATGCAGACCGCACGCTGCACCGCATTCCGAACGAGCTGACGGTACATACGCTTTCGGCGGTGCGCGACTACATCGAGAGCGGCGCAGATGAATGTGCCGAGGATGAGGACAGCATCGGCCGCCGCTTCGTTATCCATGTTGCGGATTACGACCGCGTGTACCTGTACCGCGAGCTGAACAGCGACAAGGCGCGTGAGTGCCTGCTGGAAGCCGAGCTGTCCGCACCGACGTTCCCGTTTGGCCGCTGGCTGGGCGTGGAGGAGTTCATCATCAATATGCAGACACATTTCGTGCCGACCGAAGTCCGCGACACGTTAGTGCAGCTCATTAGCACGGTAACGACCGAGAACGGCGTATCGCTGGCGGATGACGGCATGACGCAGCGCGTGACGGCCCGCAGCGGTATTTCTCTTGTGAAGCAGGTGAGCGTGCCGAACCCGGTTGTACTGGCGCCGTACCGCACCTTTACCGAGGTTGAGCAGCCGAAAAGTCCGTTCGTGTTTCGTATTCGCCAGACCGGCGATGAGGTGCAGGCAGTGCTCTTTGCGGCTGATGCGGATGCATGGAAGCGTGAGGCTATCGCAAATATCCGCGACTGGTTCGAGCAGCACATTCCGCAGGAGCTCCGCGAGGACGTTATCATTCTGGCGTAAGCAGGCAAGGTACAGGGCGGCAACCCCGCCCTTCCTGCCCTGAAAACCGGAGGTGATACTACGGGCAGACCGACCAAGGACGGACTGGATTATTTCCGTCACGACATTGGACTGATGAGCGACCCGAAGCTGATTACCGCACGGCGCAAGTACGGCGCGGCGGCGATCGTGGTGTACTTACAGCTGCTGGTGATGGCGTACCGCGACAAAGGCTATTATTTAGCCTACGGCGATAGCGACCGTGACGGCGTGATCTGGTCCATTAAAAGCGAAGTATTGTCCGGACGCTATGAGCCGGACGCAGAAAAAATTGCAGAGATGATAGACTGTCTGGCGGCGCACGGGCTTTTCGACGGCGACCTGTTCCAGCAGGGCATTATCACCTCGCACAGAATCCAGGAGCACTACTACTTTGCGACTGCCGGACGAACCAATCCGGAGGTAAAGTGGGAATTGTGGCTTCTGACCGAGCAAGAAATGCGGGAGATCAGCTCTCGCAGTGTTTTGCTGCAAAAATTCATTTCCCGCGAGGAAAACCCCGGTTTCGCAAACGAGAAACCCCAGTTTCCCTTGAGCGAAAGTACACATAGTAAAGTAAAAGAAAAAGATAGAAATATAGATAGTAATTCTACTCTACTACACAGCGATGTGGAGGAAATTTTAGGAGAACGGCTGAACAAGGCCAACCGCTCTGCTATTGCCAAGATGAGGTCATTAGGAATGACCGATGAGGCGATAACCGCCACTGCGCATTATGCAGTCGGCCACGCCAAGAGTGACAGCCGCGGTTATGTGCCGTACTTTATGACCGTACTGCGTGAGCGGCTGAAAAACGGCGTGCTGACGGCAGCGAACCTGTCCAGGCTGAAAGAGCAGAGCAGACCAAAGCAGGAGGACTCGAGCGGCTATCTCAGCCCGACGAACATCGGTGGTACTGAACGGCAGCAGGACGATTCGCAGCTTTCGGACTGGGAGCGGGAATGGAAAAATCGGGTTATGAACCGCAGTAAGGAGAACAGCAATGACGATTAAAGAATATCAGCGCAAGGCCATGCGTACAGCGACGCCGAAGTGCTATAATACGGCAAATGCCGCTCTCGGCCTGACCGGCGAGGCTGGCGAGGTGGCCGATGAGGTCAAGAAGTGTATGTATCAGGGGCACCCGTGGCAGCCGTCCAAGATCATCGAGGAACTGGGCGACGTGCTGTGGTATGTGACTTTGATGGCTGAACTGATGAACGTGCCGTTGGAGTACATCATGCAGGCAAACATCGAGAAGCTGGAACGGCGGTACCCGGATGGTTTTTCGCCGGCGGCGAGTGTGAATCGGGAGGAGAACAATGGCAAAATGTAAATTCTGCGGACAGGGCGTGCGGGTCGCGCCGGTGTTCCATCCGGCCTGCTGGAAGCAGCGGGCGGATAAGGCCGCGGAGGAGTTCTGCGACGGATACTGTCGCTGGCCGAGTGAAGTCAAGGATCAGCGCGACCTCATCGAGCTGCATTGCTCGGAGTGCGTCATCACGGAGCTGCTGCGGATGGGAGGCAATGAGGTATGATGCTGGAACTGACGGGTAAGGACATTCTTGCCCTGACCAACGAGAGCAAGCGCAAGGCCGTCCTGGCCGACTGGCAGAACTGGGGTATCTGGCACAAGGCACCCGAAATCGGGCTTAACGTGTACCGGCTCGATCTGCCGGGCGGCAGCTTTTTCACCGCCAGCTGGTACGAGGGCGACGACTTCTACCCGGGTGGCGGTACGCATAACGTCAACCGTCCGCGTTACAACTTTGGCGGTGCAGACAGCAAACTCAAGGCAGGCAGTGCCGCGGAAAGCCTGCTGTATGCGGAGCAGCGCATCAGCAAAGATGCACGCATCAAGCGGAAAGGCGGCAGCTGATTATGACCGACAAATCACTGGAAATGTTGAAATGGCTGCTGGAAGATCTGGAAACAGACGAGGGTGTGTGCTACAAGACCCGCAGCAGCACCTGCGCCACGGCCTGCCCGCTGTGGTACGCCGGCGCCTTTGGTGATAACATTTGCCTGCCGTCTGTGCTCGGTCACAGGGTAACACGGCTGATCCGGGACAAGCAGCTGCGTGAACGAGAAAAAGGAGGAGTAACTCATGGCAAAGACTAAGAAAAAGCACTCCGGCAAGCCGCGCGGCATGAACTACGCGGATATGTTGGCGCGCAAGCGCATGATCCGCGAGGCGGTACAGGAGGCGGCAGACGATGCCACCGTGCAGCTGCGTGCGGATATGGCAACACAGAAAGCACTCTGGCTGGCGGTCTGCTCGGTGGCCGATGCCTACGGTTTCGGACCGGAGCGCATGAAGAAGTTCTTTATTGCACTCCAGGAAAACAACGACGAGATCACGCGCATGGAGAAAGAAGTCGATACCGATTATGCCTACGAGAAGCTGCGGCTCAAAGCTGAGCGTGTAACCGGTATGAAGATTGAGTATCTGTATGAGCATGAAGCACAGGAGGAGCAAGTATGAAAGCATACAACCCAACCACCGGCTGGTTCGGCAAGAAGTCCGTGCACACCGTCCGCGTGACGCTGATGCAGGAGGACTACATCGGTCATGTAGCCTATGAGGTGTATGGAAACTGCACCGGCGCAGACGTGCTGGACGTTGACTATTTCCTCGAAACCGCCGAGAAATTTACCGAGAACGACTGCGAGTTCGAGTGGACCGAGGACTTCTTCTCGGCAACGCTGCGGAATGCCGACGGCGGCAAAATGTCGGTCAGCGGCATGGACACCGACTTGCGCCGCCTGATCGTCGGCATGGAGATTGTGGACGTTAGGAGGGTGAGCACATGACCAGAGAAGAATTGCAGGCGCTGGCTGACCATTATCAGCGGATTGCCGACCGAGCGTACCAGAATTATCAGGAGTCCGGCATTGGGTGCTACGGCATTACGGACAGGGAGGGGAAACATTGAACAATCGTGAGGACTGGTGGGAGTACACGAAGCGCATCATCCGGTCATACCCGGCGCTGCGCCGCAAGGCGGAAAGTGTGGGCGACATACCCTGCACACCGGCCTACGGCGCATCTGGCGGCCACAGCAGCGGCGGCAGTCCGGTTGAGCGTGCGGTCGTTGACCGCCTGACTGACAAGGAGCAGCGGAGGTATGATGCGGTGCGGGCTGCCATCTCGGCAACCGAAACGATGAAGCATGGCCACCAGCGAATGGAGCTGATCGACCGCGTGTACTGGAAGCGAAGCCATACGCTGTACGGCGCGGCGATGTGCGTGCCGGTGAGTGAGCGGACGGCGCATACATGGAATGCGGAGTTTATCCGGCTAGTTGAAAAATATTTAGATCTTCCGTGAAAATTTGCCTAACGTGCACCTAAATCTGTGTTTTAATAGTATCATGAAGTTGACAGGGGTGAAACCCAGACCCTGTTTCTCCTGCTTCATGTTATGGCATTGACCTCCGGAAAGGCGCTCTTGGAAACAAGAGTGCTTTTTCGTGGAAAATAAAAAGAGCCGATATTACTCGACTCTTCTATGGAAGACGGATTTTATACGATGAATGATTGCGAAAAGTTTTTGGCGATATAAAAAGACCATGTAAAAAACCACAAGGATAAAGTCCAGTGCCGCAATAATTCCGTTGATAGGAGGATTGCCATTTTGAAATTCGTTAATAAACACAATTATAATTAAGCATAAATATAAAACTGGAAATATGATTGTGTAAATATAATGAATCAAATTAAGAACTGGGGGATATTCTTGCAGATAATTTCCACCTTCTCTGCAAATTGGCAAGTCACCGTTTAGCTGAAAGTTTTCTTCTATGGTATGGATATAGTTGGTTAATCGTTCAGAATAAATATTGCGCTGAATATACCGGATTGTGTAGTACAAAAGTAATCCCCATAGTAAAGAACGTATTACATTTGTTTCCGGAATTGATACAACGCCCCATTGGTTCTTTGCAATCTGCTGGATGGTTGATAATGTGCTCAATGGATCAAGGTTGAACACGAACAAAAGAGCTAGCAAAATACACATTATCACAAAAAAACGATCTCGGTCGCGCTGAGCGTCCTTCATAAGTACAACGGTGTCTTTGTAATGATCGTAAAGAATATCAAGGTGTTCCATTAAGCGTTGTTTAGAGCATTAATGATGCCGTCCTGAGTAAAACCGTTAACCCATTGTGCTCCAATGCCATAGCATTCAATAGGAGCATCATACGACGAATCTATCTTTACCACAACAATTTTGTTCCTGCGTCGACACTTCGTTGAACTTCGAAACTTTGCCAATTATTAAAACCAATAAGTTCGTGATCAGGATGCTGTTTAGTAGATTCCGCTCCCACAATAACTAAGGTATAAGTGGCTGCGTTAATCTTTTTTGTAAGATTTGTCTTTACAACCAATACTGAATTGGTCTGGATTTCGTCAGATGAAAAATCGTTAAACACAAAATCCATATTTTTGTTTGCATCCCAAGCGTTCAAGAGGAATTTGTACAACTTGTCATTAGTGTAGTCGAAAGACACAAACACATGTTTCTTTGCCATAAATACACCTCTTTCTATGATGATTAAACAATATTATAACATTACATTAGGGCAAAGGCAAGGAGAAGCGTATGTGTGGTCATATTTGGGAAGAAATAAATCGAACACATTATTTCGATTATTGGGGATATAAGGTGATTGTAATTTACTTTTCTTGTAGCAAATGCGGAAGAACTAAAAAGAGAAAATTCTGGTAGAAAAATAGTTTGGCCACCTACTGTGTAGGCGGTTTTCTTTTACCCATTTTCAGAAAGGACGGTGAGCGCGTGAGCAAACTGACAGCCAAGCAGCAGGCTTGGGTAGATTATTACAAGCAGGGCAAGACGGCGGCAGAGGCGGCGCGGCTTGCCGGATACAAGGCGAGGGATGACAATGGATTTCAGTCCATCGGCAGTGAAAACTTGCGGAAACTTGCTGTTTTCATCGCAGACCGCGACAAGCTGCTTGAAACGCCGCGCATTGCCGACATGGAGGAGATCAACGCCTTCTGGACGAACGTCATGCGTGACAAGGGCGAGGAAACCAAGGACCGGCTCAAGGCGTCCGAGCTGAGAGCGAAAGCGGCGGGCGCATTTGTGCAGCAGATCGAGCACTCCGGCACTCTCGAGGTGGAAAACCCGCTTGCCGGCCTGACCACCGAGGAGCTGCGGAAGCTGGCGGACGATGGTTGACCCTCGCATTCGCAGGGCGGCTCGCCTTGAGCTTGCCCGGCGTGACTTCTGGTCGTTCTGCAAGCTGATGGCGCCGGACTTCTACCGCGAGGACCGGCCGTACCTCAAGACGCTGTGCAGGCGCTTGCAGGCGTTCTGCGAGAGCGACCGCAAGGTACTGGTGGTCAATATGCCGCCGCGCCACGGCAAGAGCCGCACGGCGGTGCTGCTGAGCCAGTGGTTGTTTGGGCGCGATCCGTCCGAGCAGATCATGACCGGCAGCTACAACGAAACGCTGTCCACGACGTTCGCACGGGCGGTTCGCGACGGCATTGCGGAGGAACGGTTTGACCCGAGCCGCATTGTGTTTTCGGATATTTTCCCGCAGACACGCATCAAGTACGGCGAGGCCGCCGCAGGCAAGTGGGCGCTTGAGGGGCAGTACGCGAGTTACCTTGCTACCTCTCCGGGCGGCACGGCGACCGGCTTCGGCGCACGCAAGCTCATCCTCGATGACCTGATCAAGAAAGCCGAGGAGGCTTTTAACGAGGGCGCACTCGACAAGCAGTGGCAGTGGTTCACGGACACAATGCTGTCCCGAACCGAAACCGGCTACAAGATCGTTATCATCATGACGCGCTGGGCGACCGGCGACCTCGCAGGCCGTGCGCTGGAGCACTGGCCGGATGCGGAACTCATCACGATGAAAGCCTTGCAGGACGACGGCACGATGCTGTGCGACGCGGTTCTCACCCGTGAGGACTACGAGGACAAGGTTCGCACGATGAGCGAGGAGATCGCCAGCGCGAACTACCAGCAGCAGCCGATCGACCTGAAAGGCCGTCTGTACAGCAGCTTCAAGACATACACAGACATTCCGCGCGATGCAAACGGCAGGCCGCTGTTCACGCATATCCGCAGCTACACCGACACGGCGGACACCGGCGCGGACTATTTGTGCAGCATCATTTACGGCGAGTATAACCACGAGGCCTATGTGCTCGACATCTACTACACCAAGGACCCGATGGAGATCACCGAGCCGGAAACCGCACGGCGGCTGCTGGCGCACAGCGTAAACCTTGCGAAAATCGAGAGCAACAACGGCGGCCGCGGCTTTGCCCGCAACGTGCAGGAGCAGCTTCGGCGGCTCGGCTCCAACCGCTGTCGTGTGGAGTGGTTCCACCAGAGCGAGAACAAGGTCGCGCGTATCCTGACCAACTCAACGTGGGTGCAGGATCACATTTATTTTCCGGTGAACTGGCGCGACCGCTGGCCGGAGTACGCAAAAGCAATGTTACATTACCAGAAAGAGGGCAAGAACGCCCACGATGACGCTCCCGACGCCACGACCGGCGTTGCGGAGCAGTTTACCAGGAAAGGAGGGGTCAGCGTATGGTGAAAGTGAACAGCCGCACGATTCAGCGGCTTTTACAGGGGCACGGGCAGTTTATCCGCGAGGCGGACGAGGCGCGGCGCTATTACAGCAACGTCAACCGCATCAAGCAGGACAACAGCGTTTTGCAGCGGCAGGCAGAGACCGAACAGGCGCTCGGCAATCCGCTGCACCTCGCGGATAACCGCATTTCGCACTCGTGGCATAATCTGCTCGTGACGCAGAAGGTTTCCTACGCGCTGAGCTATCCGCCGGTGTTCGATGTGGGGAACAAGACTGCCAACGAGCGGATTGCAGAGATCCTCGGAGATCGGTACACCGCAACGGCCATGCAGCTCGGCATTGACGCGAGCAACACCTCGGTCGGCTGGCTGCATTACTGGCGCGGCACAGATGGTCGGTTCCGTTATCACACCGTAGACCCGGAACAGATCGTGCCGGTGTTCTCCGGTACGCTGGAGAGCGATCTCGTCGGCGTGCTGCGCTGCTACACCATGCTCGACCCGCAGAGCGGCCAGACCGTGCAGGTGTGCGAATACTGGGACGACACGACCTGCCGGTTCTACCGTCAGAACGGCGTGTCCGGCAGCTACACCTACTTCGAATATCCGGAAGTCGGGCAGGAGCTGCGGCACGGCCTCGGCGCGGTGCCGTTCATCCCGTTCTACAACAACGCCGACCGGCGGGGCGATCTGCCGCTGTACCGCGATCTGATCGACGCCTACGACAAGGTGGTTTCCGGCTTTGCCAACGATATGGAGGACGTGCAGGAGGTCATCTTCGTCATCAAGAACTACGGCGGCACGGACAAGACCGAGTTCATGAGCGACCTTAAAAAGAGCAAGCTCATCAAGGTCGAGGGGGACGGCGGCGTGGACACTATTCGCGCAGAAATTCCGTTTGAGGCGCGGAACGCTTTCCTCGAAAGAACCCGCCGTCAGATCTTCGTCAGCGGCATGGGCGTTGACCCGAACCCTGAGAATTTCGGCAATTCGTCCGGTGTGGCGCTCAAGTACCTGTACAGTCTGCTTGAGCTGAAAGCCGGCATGATGGAAACGCAGTTCCGCTCCGGCTTTGCCGAGCTGGTGCGTGCTATCTGCCGCTTGGAGGGTATCGCGCAGCCGAAGCGCATTCTCCAGACCTGGACGCGCAACATGGTCCAGAACGACCTTGAAACCGCACAGATCGCACAGCAGTCGGTCGGCATTATCTCGGACAGAACGATACTTGCAAACCATCCGTGGGTAGACGATGCCGAGAGCGAGCAAAAGCAGTTGGAAAAGGAACAGCAGGCGGCAGCCGAGAAGCAGCCGCAGTTCCGGTTCCCGCCAAAGGACGGTGCAGGCGATGGCAGCAGCGGATAAGCTGAACGGCGTCTACTGGCGCAAGCGTGCCATCGAGCTGGCCGAGAAGCAGAAGCAGGAAGATGATGACCTGTGTCTGCGGTTCCATCGGGAATCCGAGCGCATTCTGCACGAGCTGGACAAGGAAATCTCGATCTTCTATGCCCGCTATGCCGCAAACGAGAGCGTCAGCATGGCAGACGCACGCAGGCTGCTGCGGGATGCAGAGCTGGAGGACTTCCGGATGTCGCTGGACGAGTTCCGGGGCAAGGCGAGAGCCGGCGGCTTTGACAAGGAGCTGGAGGAGGTTTATCTCCGTTCGCGTATCTCGCGCTTGCAGGCGTTGCAGACGCAGGTTGAGCTGCGTATGATGGAGCTGTTCGGCTCTCATCGAGATGTGCTGCGTGACCATTTGCAGGAGCGTTACACCGACACCTACTACCGCACGGTGTACGCCGTCAGCCAGCAGGCCGATGTGGCAAGCACCTTTGCCCGCATTGACCCGCAGACGGTCGAGAAGATACTCGCTACGCCATGGGCCGGCAGCGAGTTTTCCTCACGCATCTGGGCGGACAAGGACAAGCTAACCCGTGAGCTGATGCAGACGCTCTCGCGCGGCTTTGTCCGCGGCGACTCACTTGACCGCATGACGAAAGAGTTCGCCCAGCGCATGGGAGTGTCCGAGAGCAGGGCGGCAATGCTCGTCCACACCGAGAGCGCCCACATGGCGGCTGAAGCTGCCGAACAGGGATACCGGGAAACAGGTGTCCAGTCCTATCGGTTCGAGGCAGCACTCGACCTCAAGACCTGCGCAGTGTGCGGTGCTCTGGATCAGCGCGAGTTTCCGCTTGCGGAGCATGAAACCGGCATTAACTATCCGCCGCTGCATCCGCGCTGCCGGTGTACCACCGTTCCGGTGACGGAGTTCCGGATCGGCAGTAAGCGTGCCGCCAGAAATCCCGCGACCGGCAAGACCGAGTATGTCGAGAAGAAGCTGACGTATGAGGAATGGCGGAAGAAGTACGTTGATGGGGACGTAAAAACGTCCGAACCAGTTGCAGAACCGACAAAATCTGCTATAATAAAACCTAAGATAGCGGAGAATGGGGACGCGGCCGTGCAGAATGAGCAACCGATTTATCGGACGTTGGGAAAACTGAAAACCGAGTATCTGGAAAAACGCTTTGGAAAGCTGCAAACAGATGAACTGATTATTATGGACGAACGTCTGGAGCATATCCGAGAGCGCCACCCGGAAGATGTAGAGCTGTTCGAGAAATACGGAGCCGCTGCGGCACTTGAGCCGGATACTGTTCTAGTTGACGGTAAACATAAGGGAACGGTTTTTATGGTAAAGGGCTTGCCGGACACCAATTTGAATGTTGTTGTACGGCTTGCGCTGGATACTGATGATACAGGACGGAAAAACTCTATCATGACGTTCTATCGCATCAGAGAAAAGAATTTGAAGAAACTCATAAACAAAAGCGAGGTTCTTTACAGCAAGGAATAAATCTGTTATAATAATCATACAGATAAACGGTATTTTGAAGTAGAGATTGTGCTGCTACACACCTAAGCGGAAATTTAATACTATGCTATCAGTATTGTGTATTTCTGTTTGGGTCAAAAGAAATGTGGGAAGGGGCACACCCACCAAAATACCAGAGATCCCGATAAGGGCGCTTCGGAAACGAGGCGCCTTTGTCATACAATCTAAGAACGAACCACCAAGGATTCAATCCAAGGTGGTTTTTTCATACCCATTTTTCGATGAAAGGAGCAAAAAACAATGGAATTTCTCAAAAGCCTTTTTGAAAAGGGCGCACTGACCTGGGAGCAGTTCCAGCAGGCCGCAAAGAACGCAAAGTTTGAGGTGGTCAACGCCGCCGGCGGCGCTTACGTTCCCAAGGCCGACCTGGACACCAAGGCGCAGGAGCTGACCACGGCGAACAACACCATCAAGGACCTGCGTGCGGCCGCCAAGGCGTGGGACGGCAAGGACCCGAAGAAGCTGGAGGACGACCTCAAGGCCCTCCAGACCAAGTACGACACCGATACCGCGAATATTCGTCGTGATGCGGCGATCGACCTGGCGCTGACCCGTGCCCATGCACGCGATCCGCAGCTGACCCGCGCGGCGCTCTCGATGGACGACATCAAGATCGGCGCGGACGGTAAGATCACCGGCCTTGACGCGCAGGTCGAAAGTCTGAAAAAGGACAAGGCATGGTTGTTCGAGGAGGACGGCGCAGGTCAGTCCGGCAAGCAGGGCGACAAGGGCGGAAACCCGAACGGCGGTCAGGGCGGCGGCTACAATCCGCAGTCCGGCGGCAATCCGAACACGGTAAACGACCTCGGTTCCGCTCTCGCAGAAGTATACAACACCAACGGCTAACAGAAAGAAGGAATGAAAAATGCCTATCACTCTCGCACAGGCAAAGGTCGGCATGGCAAACCATGTGGACCAGCAGGTTATTGATCAGTTCCGCCGCGGCTCCATGCTGCTGGAGGCACTGACCTTTGACAACTCGGTATCGCCCGGTACCGGCGGCTCTACGCTGACCTATGGTTACACTCAGCTCAAGACCCCGGCAGGCGCGGATTTCCGTGACATCAACACCGACTACACCGACACCGTAGCCGACCGCGAAACCAAGTCGGTCGACCTCAAGATCTTCGGCGGTACGTTCAAGATCGACCGTGTTCTCGCGGGCACCGCGAACGGCCAGATCAACGAGGTGCAGTTCCAGCTCGAGGAGCACATCAAGGCAACCACCAACCTGTTCCACTACACCGCCATCAACGGCGACAAGGGCACCAAGGGCTTTGATGGTCTGGACACGCTGCTTGTCGGCACTTCCACCGAGCTCAACGCGGACGCATCCAAGGCGATCGACCTGTCCACCTCGGCGGCGATCGACACCAACTACAAGACCGTGCTCGATATGCTCGACGAGTTCCTCTCCGAGCTGGACGGTGTGCCGACTATGCTCATCGGCAACGCGGCGCTGCTGACCAAGATCCGTTCCTGCGCCCGCCGTGCGGGTTATCTGACCCACTCTGAGGACGCTTTCGGCCGTCAGATGAGCGGTTACAACGGCATTCCGTTCATGGATATGCAGTATTACTACGACACCGCCGAGAAGAAGGAAAAGCCGGTCGTGCCGATCACGTCGCGCGAATACGGCGCATCTTCGTCCAAGACCACCGTTACCGGCCTGACCGACCTGTACGCTGTCCGTCTGGGTCTGGACGGTTTCCACGCCGTATCTCCGATGGGTGGCAAGGTGATTTCGACCACGCTGCCTGATTTCTCCACCGCAGGCGCAGTCAAGGCCGGCGACGTGGAAATGGTAGCCGCTACCGTGCTCAAGAAGTCCCGCGCAGCCGGTGTTCTCCGCAACTTCAAGGTAAAGTGAGGGAAGCGCTATGTACAAGATCAAGGCACCGAGCGAGGAGTACGACCGCAAGATCGGCGGCGTGCAGTTCGTCAATGGTGAGGCGCAGACGGATAACGAGTGGCTCGCAAGCTGGTTTTCCGGCCGTCCTGGCTTTACCGTAGAAACCGTGACCGCCGAGGAGAAAACCGAGCCGACCGAGGACAAACCGAGGGGGAAGCGCAGAAATGACAAGGGAAACGCTGATGCTGCGGGCACAAAGCCTGCTGCCGAACCTGCCGCAGGAAACGCTTGAGTTCGCCTGCGATCTGGTGCTCGAGCAGATCTGCAACTACTGCAATCTGACCGAGGCGCCGGACGGCCTGACGAACACCGCAGCGCTTATGGTGCGCGGCCTGGTAAACGGCGTTCAGCTCGAAAACGAAACCATGCAGCCTGCCGCAAAGGGCGTGTCCAGAGGGGATACGTCCTTTTCCTTTGCAACCGCAGCGGAACAGCTGGCGGCGCTGGCAGGCTCGGGTGACTTTCTCACCGACTACAAGGCGCAGCTGAACGCCTATCGAAAGATGAGGTGGTAGTATGCTCGGCAATCCGGAGCTGGAGCGTGCGCTGCTCGAGCAGACCTATGACGGCGTGATGACCGTCACCGGCACAAGCAAACAGGAAGTGGGCGGCGAAACCGTTGTTACGCCGGACGCGGTGCTGCACGAGAATATCCCGTGTGCGCTGTCGTTTTCGGGCACACCGGACAGCAAAACGGACGCGAACAGCGGTCAGATCAGCTATCAGGCCACGATCTACTGTGCGCCGGAGTTGACGATTCCGGCAGGCTGCCGCATTGTGGTTCAGCAGTACGGCGCGACCTATCGGCTGAAATACAGCGGCGAAAGCGCGGTCTATCCGACGCATCAGCAGCTTTCCGCCGTCCGAGAGGAGCGAGCGTAATGGCAAGCTGGGGAAGCTGCGATTTTCACGAGCTGCGCGACTTAAACGAACGTATTAAGGCCGCCGCCAGCGAACCGGAGATGGACGCTTTCTACACCGGCCTGCTCGATGAGATGATGAACGGTCTGCTGACCGACGTCAAGGAGCTGACACCGGTTGACCGCGGTCATCTGCGGCGCAACTGGTTCATCACCAAGGCGAAGCACAGCGGCAAGGTGTACCACGCGGATATTTATAACAATATCGAGTATGCACCATACGTCGAGAACGGCCACCGGCAGGAGGTCGGACGGTATGTTCCGGCCATCGGCAAACGTCTGGTTCGCAGTTTCGTTGAAGGAAAGCACATGCTGCGCAATGGCATGTTCGACCTCCAGAAAGCTGCGCCGGACTTTATCAAGACCAAAAGCGAGGAATTTCTCAGCCGCATGATGGAGGGCAAATGATTAACGTAGTACAGGAAATCGTCGATCAGCTGCGCACGGTCTATCCATCGGCGCAGTACGACATCTACACCGAACGTATCGAGCAGGGATTCTCTGCGCCGTGCTTCTCCATTCGGCAGCTTCGTGCGGACGTCACGCCGTACCCGTCCGGTCTGCATGAGATCGTGCAGCACATGGACGTGCGGTTCTTCCCGTCGGACGGCCGTCCGCAGGAGCAGTGCCGAGAGACCGCACAGACGCTCACGCTGCTGCTGCGGCGCACGGAAAGCCTGCGCGGCTCGAATCTCTCGTGGGAAATTACAGACGAGGTGCTGCATTTCTTCGTAGATTACCGGCAGTTTGTCCGGGAAATCCCGGAGGACATCCCGATGGAGAATTTGCAGACCACCGTAGGAACGGAGACTTAACATGGCAGTCAAACGCAAAACCGAGGCAGGAGCACCGGCGTTTACCGGCGCACAGCTCCTGACCTTCGACAGATACCGCGAGCGGCGCGACCTGCTGGGTGTGCTGCTCGACAAGGATCAGCGCTACACCTTTTCCGAGGTGGACGCGCTCATTGATAACTTTATGAAAGGCAAGGTGAATTAAATGGCTTTAGGCGGCGGTATGTATACCGTACAGAACAAGGTGCTGCCCGGTGCATACATCAACTTTGTGTCGGCGGCGCGTGCCTCTGCGACCCTGGGCGACCGCGGCACGGCGGCTTTCCCGCTGTCCCTCGACTGGGGACCGGAGAACGAGGTCGTGACCATCGAGAACAGCGAGTTCCAGAAGGGCTCACTTGCGCTGACCGGCTACGCCTACACGGCGGACGAGCTGCGTCCGCTGCGCGAGATCTTTGCAAACGCCAAGACGCTGCACCTGTTCCGTCTGAACAGCGGCGGCGCAAAGGCGGCCTGCAAGTATGCAGAGGCGAAGTATCCGGGCAAGATCGGCAACGAACTGAAGATCGTGATTCAGCAGAACGAGGGCTTCACGGTATCGACGAACGAGGTCTACGATGTTTCGACCTATATCGGCACGACCCTTGTGGACACGCAGAAGGCAGTTAAGGCAGTTGCAGACCTTTCCGACAACGACTATCTGCACTGGAAGGGCAGCGAGGCGCTGACCGAGAACGCAGGCCTACTGCTCACCGGCGGCACGACCGGCGCGGTGCAGGATGCAGCTTACCAGACGTTCCTCGACAAGATCGAGCCGTACAGCTTCAACGCGGTCGGCTGCGACACGAAGAACAGCACGGTCAAGGGTCTGTTCGCCAACTGGACGCGCCGCCTGCGTGATGAGCAGGGCGTGAAGTTCCAGTGCGTGCTGCATGGTTATCCCTCGGCAGACTATGAGGGTGTGATTTCCGTCAAGAACGGTCTGGTCGGTGCATCTGATGACCCGTCGGCTGTCTACTGGACGACCGGCGCGGAATCTGCGTGCGCGGTCAATCGTTCGATGACCAACTCGACCTACACCGGCGAGTACGACATCGACACGAACTACACGCAGACCCAGCTTGAAAAGGCGATCAAGGTCGGTGAGTTCACGTTCCACCGTGTCGGTGACCAGACGCGCGTGCTGACCGACATCAACACGTTCGTAAGCATTACAGACGAAAAGAGCGCGGATTTCTCGTCCAATCAGGTCATGCGCGTGCTCGACCAGATTGCGAATGACATTGCATCGCTGTTCAACTCGAAGTACCTCGGCAAGGTGCAGAACGACGCAAGCGGCCGCGTGAGCCTGTGGAGCGACATTGTAGCGCACCACACCCAGCTCCAGACCATCCGCGCCATTGAGAACTTTGACAGCAGCAGCGTCACCGTGTCGCAGGGCGACATGAAGAAGTCTGTTGCGGTCGAGGACCATGTACAGCCGGTTTCCGCGATGGAACAGCTTTACATGAAGGTAATCGTTGAATAAAGGAGGGAAAAGTCATGCTGAACGCTCCTGTTATGGAAGCAAATGATGCGGTATCCGGCTCGATGGCCGAGTGCTACGTCACCATTGACGGCAACCGCTACAATATGATGCAGCTGTACAGCTTTGAGTCGTCCGCGAAGGTCAACTCGCAGGACGTGAAAATCCTCGGCCGTACCGGCATCGGTAAGAAGCCGACCGGCTGGTCCGGTTCGTGGAAGGGCACGGCGCACTTTAACCAGAGCGTGTTCCGCCGCTGGTTCTTGACCTACTGCAAGACCGGCAGGATGACGCCGTTTGAGATTCAGGTGTCCAACGAGGACCCGTCCTCGTCTGCCGGCCGTCAGACCATCACGCACACCGGCTGCCTGATCGACAGCTCGATTCTAGCGAAGTTCGACGCAGGCGACAGTCTGCTCGATGAGGAGCTTTCCGGCACGTTCGACGGCTGGGATATGCCTGAGGAGTTTGCCGAACTGTCGGGTATGGAATAAGGAGGAATTTGTACAATGGGTAATCTTACCGCATTTCTGGCGCAGAACGCCAAGCAGGTTGAAAACGTGAAGCTGGTCGTATCCGACCGCTTCACCGATGAGGACGGCAAGCCGCTCGAGTGGGAGGTGCGCTGCATTTCCTCGCGCGAGGACGAAACACTGCGCCGCGACTGCCAGTACCGCGTACAGGTGCCGGGCAAGCGCGGCAGCTTCCGTCAGGAATTCGACAACGTGCTGTACCTTGCCAAGCTGGCAGCCGCCTGCACGGTTTATCCGAACCTCAACGATGCAGAACTGCAGGACAGCTACGGCGTGAAATGCGCCGAGGAGCTGATCTCGGCCATGCTGACGCCGGGTGAGTATACGAACTACACGGAAAAGCTGTTCGACATCTGCGGCTTCGGTAATGCTCCTGATCTGGTGGAACAGGCAAAAAACTGATTCGGGACGGGGATGACGAGGCTTCTGTCGCACATTTCTGCCTGCAGGAGCTTCACATCCTGCCGTCCGCATTTTTGAGCCTGCCGACGGAAGAGAGAGCCTTTATCACAGCTTCGTGCATTGTGCGAGGCGAGGAAGAGGAAAAGGCGCTAAATAAGACGAAACGCAAGTAGGCGGTTGTAAAATCATTCCTGTTGTGATATGCTTGAACAAAAGGAGTGAGAATATGAAAAAAATCAAGAGATTAACTGCCGTATTGCTGGCACTGCTGTGCTTTGTGCCGACCGCCTTTGCGGCAAATCCTAAGCCGGTTACGATTTACGTAAATAACGTATTGGTAGCGGAAAAGGGTATGATTCAGAACGGACGAACGCTCGTTCCACTTCGTGCAGTGACAGAAGCTATGGGTGCAGATGTCGAGTGGATACCGGAAACCCGTGAGATTCAGATCTGGCGTACTATCCCGATCTGCACAGATGCGGGAGGCGGCCATCTTCCAATCGTGGGGCAGACACACTACGAGGTACTGTTTAAAATCGGCTCTTTCCAAGTGCTGTATACCAATCCTGTCGTAACGGATGCTACGGATTCCATTGATGTGGCAGCGCAGATTTATAACGGCAAGACGATGGTTCCGCTGCGTGCTGCGTGCGAGTATCTTGGCGGTACGGTGGGCTGGGATCCTGAAACCAAAACTGCCTATGTCGAGTACAGCGAGATGATGATGGCTGAACAGACCGGAGATACCAAGCTGGACGCTGCTATTGCAGAACGAGATGCAATCGGAGCAATTACGGATATGCCGATCAGCGGCGATTACAGCATTTTGATTACTCCCACCGGATGCACCACACCGGTAGATATACAGGTTTGGGTGGGCGATGCTTACGGTATGCCGACAAATCTCAACTTTGTGAGAAAATCGTCTTATAATAAGACGGCATTTTTCACGCGGACTGGCTACCTTACCGGTATTCCAGGTGAAAGTATCTACGATGTGCCGGATTATCCCGAGAATTTTACAGCAAAAGACCAGACCGGTACATTCAGCGGTATTCGCATGATGTCGCTGGAGGGTAACCTGTGGCTGTGCAAAGAAGATTTGCAGCAGCTTGGTCTGATGGATTAACAATCAATAAGCAAAGCGAAAGCAATCACGGAACGGTGGTTGCTTTTCTTTTGCCCGAAAAGAGGTGAAGTCACTTGGCACTGTCCAACACCGTCCAGCTGCGCGACGGCATGAGCAATGTACTCAGCCGTATCGCGTCTAACCTGAGTGCGGTCAACGACCGGTTTGAGCGGATGCAGAACCTGACCGAACAGGCTGCACCGACCGGTCTGTATTCACAATTTAACAGTGAACTGACAGGCGTGCGCGAAGAACTCACCCGAACCGTGAGCGAAGTCGAGGAGCTGCGGAGCAGCATGACCTCGGCGCAGCCGCCGACGGAAAACCTGACGGCCTCGCTCAAAAAGCTGGGCACCGCGTTCCTCGGCTCCAAGCTGGTGAGCGGTATCGTCAGTATGTCGGACGAGCTGACGCAGACCACCGCCCGTCTCAACCTGATGAACGACGGTCTGCAAAGTACGGCGGATTTGCAGGAGCTGATCTACCAGTCCGCTATGCGTTCGCGCGGCGCGTACAACGCTACGGCGGATGCGGTCGCGAAGATGGGTCTGCTTGCCGGTGACGCATTCAGCAGCAATCAGGAAACGATCGCGTTTGTCGAGCAGCTGAACAAGCAGTTCAAGATCGCCGGCACGTCCGCAGAGGGGCAGGCCGCCGCCATGCTCCAGATCACGCAGGCCATGGGCTCCGGCGTGCTGCGCGGTGAGGAGCTGAACTCGGTATTCGAGCAGGCACCGACTATCATTCAGTCGATTGCGGATTACCTCGCGTGTCGGTCGGTGAGATCCGCAGCATGGCGCAGGAGGGCGAGCTGACGGCGAGCGTCGTCAAGTCCGCGCTGCTGTCCTCGGCGGAGGAAACCAACCAGAAATTCAACGAGATTCCGCTCACCTGGTCGGACGTCTGGACGCAGGCCAGCAACATGGCAATCATGGCCTTGCAGCCGCTGCTCGAAGCCATCAACTGGGTGGCGAACAATATTGAGGTCATCGGCCCGCTGGTGCTTGCGGCTGCGGCAGCCTTTGCGCTGTTTGCGGTGGCGGCTAACTGGACGAAGATCTGTGCTGCGGCTACGAAGGCGCTGACTGCCGCACAGAAGATGCTCAATGCCGTGATGTCGCTCAACCCGATCGTGCTGATTATCGGCTCGATCATCATTCTGTGCGGCGTGATCGCCGCGTACATCAACTACACGAACCGGGCAAAGAACGAAACGACGAGCGCCGTCGGCGTGATCTGCGGCCTGTTCGCGATGGCAGGTGCGTTCGTCTACAATATGTTCTATCTGCCGGTCTACAACGTGATTGCCGATCTTATCAACTTCCTCGGCAACGTGTTCCAGCACCCGATTGCATCGATCGAGATTTTGTTTTTGCAGCTCAGCCAGTATGTTGTCGGCGTCATCCGCGGAATGGTGAGGACGATCGAGAAGCTCATCAATCTTATTCCGGGCGTGAAGATCAATATCACCAGCGGTCTGGACACATTCTACGACAGCTACACCGACAGAATCCGGAAGATCAAGGATCAGTCCGGGTGGACGGAGTACGTTAAGCACAAGGAGAAGATCGAGTATTCGACGGCTTACGCCAACGGTTACAACTGGGGCGCAAACCTCCAGAACAGCATCTCTGAAAAGCTGGGTCTTGACCTGCCGGACGATCCGGCAACGGGTTTGCTGTCCAACATCGCGGACAACACCGCCCAGATTGCGGACGACGTGAGCGTATCCTCGGACGACATCAAGCTGCTGCGCGATATTGCCGAGCGGCAGGTCATCAACAAGTACACGACCGCCGAGATCAAGGTGGAAATGGTCAACCACAACAACATCTCGAACGAGATGGATCTGGACGGCGTAGTCAATCTGCTGGAAGCCAAGGTCACCGAGGCGCTTGTCACCAGTGCGGAAGGAGTGCACATCTAAATATGTACGAGTTTTACATGGACGGTGTGCGCCTTCCGGTCACGCCGAGTGCGCTGACCATCAAGATCAGCAATCAGAACAAGACCATCAACCTCATCAATGAGGGTCAGGTGAACGTTTTGAAAACGCCGGGACTGTCGAAAATCAGCTTTTCGGCGCTGCTGCCGAACAGGGAATACCCGTTTGCCTGTTATCCGAACGGGTATCAGCCGGCGCAGTATTACATGAGCAAGCTGGAAACGCTCAAGACCGCCTGCAAGCCGTTCGAGTTCTCGGTTATCCGCATAGACGACAGCGGCGAGGAGCTGATGAGCGCACAGCCGATGACGGTTTCTCTCGAAAGCTATGAGCTTGCCGAGGACGCGGGCAGCTACGGCGTTGACGTGATGGCAAAGATTGAATTGCTGCAATACGCGCCGTACCATACCAAGTCTATCGAGTTCAAGAAAAGCGAGAGCAGCAGCAGCGGCACCAAGAAAGCGACCGTCACGCAGAAGCGCGACACCACAACCGCACCGGCCGGCAAGACGTACACCGTCAAGTCCGGTGATACGCTTTGGGACATTGCCCGTGTGAAGTTGGGGAACGGGACTAAGTGGACGAGCATTTACAGCCTGAACAAGACGGTCATCGAAGCCGCAGCGAAGAAATACGGTAGATCAAGCAGCAGCAACGGTTGGTGGATCTACCCAGGCACCGTGCTCAAGCTGCCGGGTTAAGGAGGGGATAGCATGGGTAAATATGTTTGGCCGTGTCCGTCCTACTCGCGCATTTCGAGCGGCTACGGCAACCGCACCTGCCCGTTCCACGGCAAGGAGTTCCACGACGGCGTTGACCTTGCGGCGGCAAGCGGTGCACCTATCCTTGCATTTGGTCCCGGTACGGTCACGAAATCCGGTTGGTACGGCGGGTACGGCAACTATATCAGCATCGACCACGGCGGCGGTCTGATGAGCTTTTACGGGCATGCCTCGGCACTCTACGTCAAGCAGGGTGCGAAAGTCACCGCCGGGCAGAAGATTGCCGCCGTCGGTACAACTGGAAGCTCGACAGGCTGTCACCTGCATTTCGGTATGCACAAGAATGGCTCGTCTGTCAATCCGCTGAACTACGTTTCCTCGGGTGACACGCTCGCCAAGTATTCCGGCTCTAAATCGTCTGGCACTGCTACAAATACGGTTAAGGCGCTATTTACGGCGTACTATCCAGCGAATAACGCCATGGAGGGCGGTTTTCTTGACGCACTCGGTAACAAGTTAGATCCGTCCAAGCATACCTGTGCTGCGCCGCCGTCTGTACCGTTCGGGACGAAAATCACCGTGCAAGGCACCGGTACGGCGCTTGACGGCGTGACCTACACCGTCAATGATCGCGGCGGCATGATTCAGATTGAGAATGGCGTGTACCATTTCGATCTTTTGATGAACAGCAATGCCGAGTGCAACCGCTGGGGCAAGAAGTACGGCAAAGCCATCATCGGCGGCTCGGGCGGTTCGTCCGGCTCGACGTCTTCGGGCACGAGCACCGAGAAAGAGAAGAAGGACATCACGACCGTTGTTGTTAAGTCCGTCACCGGCGCGGCGGGCACGCGCAAGGAGATCCTGCGGGATGTACCGTCCTGCCAGATGCCGGGTGCGGAGCTGATCATCCAGAACAAAAACGGTCAGCTTCAGCAGCCGATGATCGAGGGCGACATCGTGTGGGAAACCACCCGCAGCGGCGCGGCGTCCTCGCTGACGTTTACGGTGGTCAAGGACGATACCCTCAACTTCCACGAGGGCAATCCGGTGTCGTTCCGGTTCAATGGCGCGAATGTGTTCTACGGATACGTCTTTAAGAAGTCGCGTTCGGATAACCGGCTGATTAAGGTCACGGCCTACGACCAGCTGCGGTACTTCAAGAACAAGGACACGATTTCGTACACGAACAAGACCTACGCCGATGTGCTGAAAATGCTGGCTGCGGACTACGGCCTCAAGGTTGGTACCGTGACCGATACCAAGTACAAAATCCCGCAGAGGATTGAGGAAGGAACGCTCTTTGATATGCTCGGCAATGCCAGTGACCTGACCATCATCAACACCGGTAAGGTGTACGTCTTGTATGACGATTTCGGCAAGTTGTGCCTCAAACCCTACGAGAGCCTGCTCCTGCCGCTCTACATCGACGAGGACACGGCGCAGGGATACAGCTACACCTCGTCCATCGACAGTGACGTGTACAACCGCATCAAGCTGGCGTGGGACAATGATGAAACCGGCGTGCGAGAAGTCCACGTCATGAACAATACCGCCAGCCAGAGCAAATGGGGCACACTCCAGTATTACGAAAAGCTGGATAACGCCCTCAACACCGCTGACCTGCAAACCAAGGCAAAAGCGCTGATGAAATACTACAACGTCATCCACCGTGAGCTGACCATGCAGAAGGTGTTCGGGGATGTTCGGGCGCGCGCCGGTACTTCGGTTTGTGTCGGCATGGGCTTGGGTGATATCAACATCAAGAACTATATGTGCGTGGAGAAGGCTAAGCACACGTTCAGCAATGGCCTGTACACGATGGACCTGTATTTGAGCGGAATCCGAGGTGAGTTTAGTGCCTGATATGTTTACCGCTATGAAACAGATTGCAGAAAACGTCTTTGAAGCAAGACGACCTGCTGACTGGTACTATGGCAAAGTTATTTCGTTATCGCCGTTTCAGGTACAGATTGACCAAAAGACAGTGCTTAAAAAGAACTTTCTGGCTGTCCGCACCGGCGTGAGCGCGTCCTCGTTTAAGGTAGGGGACAAGCTCATTCTGCTAAGGAAACAGGGCGGTCAGGAATATCTCATTTTAGACAAGAAAGGGGCGCTGTAATGCTGCCGACAGAGTATAATGACGATCTCGTGCAGGATTTCGAGATTGAAACACAGCCTGCGCGCACCTATGCGCTGCGGTTTGACGGTTACCCGTGTTCCGGCGGCAAGCTGGACGGACTGGAAGCCATGAAGCAGGCCATCTTCCTGATTCTTCAGACCGAACGGTTTCAGTACGCTATCTATTCATGGAACTACGGCATCGAACTGAACGCCCTGCTCGGGCAGACCATGACGCCGTATCTGCAAGCCAAGGTCGCCAAGGCAATCGAGGACGCGCTCATGGCGGATGATCGTGTGCTCTCGGTGGAGCAGTTTTCGTTCACCAAGGGCAAGCGCAGCCTGCTTGTGAAATTTACCGTAACCACGACCGAGGGCGATGTCGAGAGCGAATTTGAGTTTGGAGGTGTTGCAGCATGATCGGAAAGTATTCCGATGAAATGACATTTGATTATATCATGAACCGTATGCTGGAATCCGTGCCGGATACGGTGGACAAGCGCGAGGGCAGCATCATCTATGACGCACTTGCACCGGCGGCCGCGGAACTGGTCAAATGCTACACGGAGCTTGATGTGGTCATGGACGAAACCTTTGTTGATACCGCATCCCTGCAGTACCTTATGCTGCGCTGTAAGGAGCGCGGCGTAACCATTCAGGGCGAAACTGCTGCTGTTATCGAGGGTGTGTTCACACCGTCCTCGCTCGACCTCAGCGCCGGACTGCGGTTCAACTGCGATGAGGTCAACTATGTAGTTACCGAGAAAATCTCGGCGGGTCACTACAAGCTGGAGGCGGAAACGCTCGGTACGGTCGGCAACAAATATTCTGGTCTGCTGCTGCCGATTCAGAATGTGAACGGTCTGGAAACCGCCCAGATTGCGGCGGTGCTCATTCCTGCTGAGGACGGCGACACGACCGACACCCTGCGTGAGAAGTATTACGCCAGTATCGACGGTGAAGCATTCGGCGGCAATGTTGCCGACTACCGCGAGAAGGTCAACGCCATTACAGGTGTTGGCGGTGTCAAGGTTTACCCGGTGTGGAACGGCGGTGGTACGGTCAAACTGACTGTTATCGCGTCCGACTTCACCGCGCCGAGTGCCGAACTGATTTCCAAAGTGCAGACCGCCATTGACCCTGAGCAGAACCACGGCGAAGGACTGGGACTTGCGCCCATCGGGCATACCGTGACCGTCACCGGCGCGAAGTACGCCGACCTCACCGTTGCGGCGAACATCACCTTTGCCGCAGGCTGGAACTGGGAGAACGGTAAGTCACAGCTTGTGAGCGCCGCTAATGCGTATTTTGACGAGTTGTGTAAAGAGTGGTCGGAGAACGAAACGACAATCGTGCGTATTTCGCAGATTGAAACACACCTGCTGACCGCAGACTGTATTGTTGATATTGACGGCACAACCATTAACGGCAGTGTGAAGAACATCGAGCTGGCAGCGGACGAAATTCCGCGCCTGAAAACGATTGGCGGTGCATAATGCGAAAGAAACTGAATGAGTATTTACCGTCAATTCTGCTGAAAACCTACGAATTCCCGTTGCTGTGCAATACAGAGCAGCGGGAATTTGACCGCTTGAACACTGCTGTTGACGAAGTGTTAGACACACAGTTTGTTAGCACTGCCGGAGAACGAGGTATCGCGCGGTACGAGAAAATCTTCGGCATCACGCCGATGGACACGGACACCTTGGACGAGCGCCGGTTTCGGGTGTTAGCGAAAATCAACGCCCAACTGCCGTTTTCTATCCGTCGTTTGCGTCAGCAGCTATCGACCCTGTGCGGCGAGGACGGCTATAAACTCGAGGTGAACGGTGGTGTGTACACGCTGACCGTCAAAGTCGCGTTGACCGCAAAGCGCAATCAGCAGGCGGTCGAGGAATTGCTTGCGGATATTGTGCCCGCGAATATGGTCTGCACAACATCGCTGCTGTACAACCAGCACGCAGACTTGACACGCTTCACGCATGCACAGCTTGCTGCGCTCACACATTTTGCAATCAGAGAGGAAGTGTTGCCGAATGGCGAGTAAAACGACAAGCTACGGGCTGAATAAGCACAGTCCGCAGGATTTTTATGATGTAAATGCCAGAAATGAGAACTGGGATAAGATTGATACCGAACTGAAAAAGAACGCTAATGCGGTCAGTGAGCGCGTAAAGACCACCGAACTGGCAGCAGAGGTGAAAAAGGTTGTCAAGGAAGGTAGTCTGACCGCTGCTGACCTCGGTGCTGAGAAAGCCGGAGCGGCTGCCGAGGTCGAGAAGAAAGTAGATGCACTGGGTGCCGGTGACGTTGGTGCTGACCCGACCGGCGCGGCGACGGATGCGGTGTCCACGCACAATGCTACGGCAGATGCACACAGTACACTGTTTTCCAAGAAACAGGACAAAATCAAGGGCAAGAAGGGAAAGTACCTCGGTTTTACGGCAACTGATACCGTGGGCGAGGTAGACGCGCCTGCATCCGGCGGCAGTCGTATCACACTGACGTTTGCAAGCGATTTTGTCGGTCAGGCGTGGACACTCTCCGGCGGCGGTGAAACCTACACCGGCACGGTGGACAGCAGTCTGACGGCTACGGTCAGCGTACTCGGCATCGGCACGACGTACACGCTGAGCGCGGCAATCGGCGGCGTGACGTACACGGCTGAGGTGACGACCAAGGACTACTACACGGCGTTGGAAGTGACACTGTATAATTCCCACGTTTTTGGCGTGTGCTGGGATACGAGCAACAGCTCAACTGCGCTGACGCGCTTAACGCGGAGCACTGACCGTACGGGCTGGTGACTATTAGCGTTGCAACCGAACCCAAACCGGCGGTGGGTACGGGTGCTGGTTCGAGTCCGTTTGATGCGTTTTTGCCGTGGAGCGGGATGAAAGAGTGCAATCTGAACAATGCGGGCGCTGTAACAGCATGGAAAGGGGATAGTGGATTCTCGCGTTCCAATAACTTTACCATGGTGTTTATTCCGGAGTTCTATGTTGCGGCCAAGCGCAGCGGCACGAAACAGTATTTTTATGTGTCAGATATGCCGAAAGCCGGCATGGTGAAGCACCCCGGCAGCGGCAAATTTGTGGCAAGATACACTGGTCCCGGCAGTAAAACAGGATCTAACCCAATGGTAAATATAACTCGCGCAATCGCACGCAGCAACGCCAAGAAGAACGGCGACAAGTGGCATACGTTTGACTTTGCAACTCTTTGCGCTATTGTTTTGCTTTATATTGTAGAATTTGCTGACTGGAATTTTCGGGGGAAGATCGGCTCAGGGCGTACTGATGCTAATTCTGTTGCCAATAGTGGCGCTACGGATACGTTAACGTATCATACCGGTTGCACAACCGCAAAGACAAACAAAACTGGCTGCGTACAATATCGCTGGATAGAGAATTTGTGGGGCAATGTGTTCCAGTGGGTAGATGGATATAATGTCAATAACGTTGATTGTTATTATTGTACTGAGCCAAGTAATTATGCCGATGATACTACGAGCGGTTACACACAAATTGGAACAATGGATGATTACGGCTGGATTTATTCATTAGCCGTTACAGACGATGGACTAATGATCCCTTTGGAGCGCGGCGGGTCAACTTCAACATATATTCCGGTTTATATGTATTCGCCAGCCAACAAAAAATGGCACGTTTTGCTTGTCGGCGGTTGCTGGGATAAAAGCACCTATCACGATTTGATATACTTCGGCGCTGGCAATGAATCGTCCCACTCCCATTCAAGTATTTCCATTCGCCTAATTTGCGAGGCCTGAAAGGAGTGATATAAATGGTAGTACACGGCGACAACAAGCCGGAGAAAATCACGGCGAACAGTATGCCAAACAAGCTCGGACGGGCGTGGGTGAGAATCTGCCTCAACGCCAAGCAGGACGAGCGCGGCTGGGTGTATGACGAGTATGTCACCGAGATTGCCGATGGCGATGACTTACAGGAGCGTGTAGCTGCACAGGCTGACGCACTGCTTTTACAGGCCGTCGGCGAGGAATACGGCACGCCGCTGACCTCTGTCGATGATCTGCGAGATCACCGTATTGCGGACAGTAAGACTGACCTCGCTGCATGGCTGTCCGAAAATCCGCTGACATGGACGGATGGTAAGAAGTATGCTGTAACGTCGGAAAAGCAGGCACAGCTTACATCGGCGCTGGCGGTGCAGCAGGTTGCGCAGTCTGCGGGCGTGGAACGTGAGCTGCGTTGGAACTCTACCGGCGATGAATGTACGGTTTGGCAGTATGCTGACCTGTGTGCGCTGGCACTGGCGATTGCAGCCTATGTTGAGCCACGCGTGAGCATCCAGCAGGCAGCAGAGGTGGATCTCCGCAATGCTGCTACGGCAGAGGAGGTGCTTGCCGTTGCGTGGAATTACACCTAAGTCTGTGCTTGAGCACCTGCTGTTCGCGGTGATCGGCGGCGTGATGTACATGCTGATCGAGATCGCATGGCGCGGCTACACGCACTGGTCGATGGGTGTACTCGGCGGCGTATGCTTTGTGGCAGTTGGCCTGCTGAATGAGATCCAGCAGCACCCACCACTCATTGTACAGATGGCGCAAGGTGCTGTGATCTGCACCGTGCTGGAGCTGCTGGCAGGTATGGTGCTCAATGTCTGGCTCGGTCTGGATATTTGGGACTACTCCGGCGTGCCCGGCAATATCATGGGGCAGGTGTGCCCGCAGTTTATGCTGGCGTGGGCAGTATTGTCGGCAGTAGCTGTCTGGATCGAGGACCGACTGCACAAGATCTTCGACTAACAGGAAAAAACGTAGGAAATTTTACAGTTGAACAGGGCGAATGCCCGGAAAGGACAAAAGTTATGTATACGAACAACATTTATGTGAAGAATTACAATGAGATCAAGAAGCTGACCGGCGATATCGGCGTGCAGTTGGATAAGTTCGATCACATCCATCACCTGAAGCATGATGATCTTGCCCGCGCACAGTACAAGCACTGGCGTTCGGTTGAGACCGGCGTGCCGGAGCTGATGAGTGTCGCCGACCGCAAGCTGCTGGGTATCTGATCTGAAGATGGTGTGCGAAAGGGGCGAAAGATCGCCCTTTTCGCATATCTGAAGGAGGTATCTGGATGTTAGAGATTTTATGCGCGTTCATTGCTGCCGTCGCAGCTATTATCTGTGCAGCGATGGCAGCTCAATCGTCTAAGCGAGAAAAGCGTGAGCAGGCGGAGCAGGAGCGTATCGACCGACGTGCCGAACAGCGTGCCAAGAAGGTAGACTCCAGCTCTCTATGCTTGACGCGAATTGTCGTTTGACCGTAGGCGTTGCTATGGCCCTCAAGCGAGGTCACTGCAATGGTGAAGTTGAGCAAGGTCTGGCGGCGATCAAGAAAACGCAGCACGAGTATGAGCAGTTTCTTGAAGGAATTGCTCTTGATCAAATTACACGATAAGGAGGACTATACATGAACTGGAAAATTCGTCTGAAGAACCCGGTGTTCTGGGTGCAGGTGCTGACCGGCGCGTTTGCGACCGTTCTGGCGTACAGCGGTCTGACCGCTGAGAGCATGACTACATGGGCGAGCCTGTGGAGTGTTATTGTCGGCGCGTTCAGCAATCCGTACTGCCTGTTCCTCGTAGCATCGAACGTATGGAACGCTCTGAATGATCCGACAACCAGCGGCCTGACCGACTCGGATCGTGCCAAGTCGTACAATGTTCCGTTGAAGAAGTAACTACTTGAAAGTTTCTTTTAAGTACATGAAAGGAGAATGCAGATGAGCATTCGTTGTGACATTTACGACAGAAAGCAGTATGATATCTGGTTCGCAGCAGCACCCTACGCTGCTGCGTCCAAGCCTGCAAAGAGCCTGAAGCAGTGGGCGGCAGACGAGAAAGCCGACGTGGTGTACAATCTCGCTCTGTTCAACATGACCGGCAAAGGCTCTGACAAGTACGGCGTGATCAAGGGAAGAACCTTGCAGTACCTGAAGGCCAAAGGCAAGGACTGCGGCTACGGTGGCACGTCTGAGCACCTGACACTGGATGCTGACAACGCTGTCGCAGGCTGGAAGCTGGCGATCAAGGATGGTAAGGTGAATGGATCTCTCAATAAGTCTGATCGCCGCAGTCGTAACATGTGCGGCCTGCTGACAGATGGCCGATACATCCATGTGCAGACCTCTGCAAGCCATACGGAGTACGAGGTTGCACAGTACGTCCGGGATCGCTATGATGTCAAGCTGCTGCTTGTTCAGGACGCAGGTGGCAGCACCGGCATGTATCGTGTGTCGGACGGCTACCTGTTCGCTCCTGAGCGAGAGGGCGCGAACGGCAGGCCGGTGTGCAGCGTAGTCTGCATTAAGCGTAAAAATAAGACAACGACTCCGAAGGAGGAGAACAAGATGAGCAAGAAGGTATTTATCGGTGTCGGCCATGGCGGCAGCGACAGCGGTGCGGTCGGCTATATCGTTGAAAAGGAAGCAAACCTCGTGATGGCACTGGCGTGCCGTGACTATCTGGTCGCTCATGGCGTGGAAGTCCGCATGTCACGCACCAAGGATGAAGAGGATCCCATCAATGAAGAGGTCCGCGAGTGCAATGCGTACAACCCGGATCTTGCTATCGACGTGCATAACAACTCCGGCGGCGGTGACGGCTTTGAGGTATTCTATACCATCCACGGCGGCACTGGCAAGATGCTCGCGCAGAACATTGAGAAGCAGGTTATCAAGATCGGCCAGAACAGCCGCGGCTGCAAGACCAGACAGGGCCAGCGTGGCGATTACTACGCTTTCGTGCGCGACACCAAGTGCCCAGCGGTCATCTGCGAGGGTGTATTCGTTGACACCAAGGCTGATGCAGCACAGGCGGGCACCAAGGAAAAGCAGCAGGAGGTCGGCATCGCATACGCCAAGGGTATCCTCGATACGCTGGGCATTAAGTATGACACTTCGACCGACAAGCCTGCTGAGCCGACCAAGCCGCAGGACCCGGAAGTACAGGCTGCAATCGAAAAAATCCAGACCAAGGCTGGTCTGGAGGAAAAAACGATCGAGTATCTGCTGAAGTACGAGTACGGTGAAAGCCTTGTGAAGAAGCTCGCGAAGGCGATGGAGTAACGAAAGAATAGAAGTAAGTCCCGTTGGATAGTTGTTTCTGACATCCAACGGGGCTTTTTCTTATGTTTGAGTAGTCTTGACAAAAGAGTGAAATTCTCGTATTATGAACACATCTAACTGAAAGAAGATGGTTTTGTGGGCGACGATAATTTTTCTGTCTGCGCAAGAATAGCTTTAACCGGCATCGTTCTTCTTGCTGTATTTGCACTGCTCTGTTGGGTTTTCTTCTTATGTACAAAAAATTTGCAAAAACATTTAGATAATGATTGCGATCGCAAATGTGTGTATTTATTGAAGAAAGACTTCATATACATGAGTATTATCGCAGGAATAGTGATCGTAATATTGCTGACATTGACTTTTGCTAAGGACGAAAATGCAATCAATTATTTTTCGTTTGCAGGTACACTTAGCTCGATTATCCTGTCGGTTGTAGCGATTTTTATGACAATCAACAGTGAAAACGAGAGTAAAGATGCGAAAACACAGCTAGACAGATCAATAGCTAAAATGGAAGAGTCTACTCAAGCAGTTGAAAAAGCCTCTGACGATTGGAAAAATACAGTTACCGAACTTCAAGGAAGATTGGATACTGTGCGTGTAGAGATCGAAGATGTTCTGGAGCGCATTCAAAAAGTGGCTGATCAAAACGATCAAATCCTTGTCCATTCAAAAGAACGAAATTTCAAAGATGAGGATTTGGAATGGGTGCCTCAAAGGAGGGACAATAATGGATAAGCCAACAGCATTATCTATGTTAAAAGTTACAATCATCGGATCAGAAGTCATAAAAGACACAAGATCAGTCCAACTGATTGATACTGTAAAAAAAGATGAAGAGGGTAGATTTGATATTTCTGCTTTCGTAAGAATACAACAGACGCAAGAAATAGATGATAAGCTATATTTGTTTGTATGTCAGCGCCATGATGATGAATATCGAATATTTTCGCTTACAGAAATACATCTTAACCCGAGTAAACAGGCGAATGCCGAAGGGCAAGATCACATGGTTGATGATACCAACAGAATCATTACAGATGAGTATCATATCATTCAAAATTGTAAGTTTAACTTTCTTGCAATACCTCCGACACCGTCTGGAGTTTATGCTTTAGTAGTATCGACTAAAGAAAATGACCCTTCTGGAATGCTTGATGCGTACTACTTTCGCGTTGAATAAATGAAGAATGCAAAGCCCCGTCTACCGGGCGATCTCAAAACGAGGTCGCAAGCTGGTAGACGGGGCTTTTTCTTTTTGCCTGCGGAACAACGCAGACAGAAAAATCAATTATCATAATAGCCAAAACGGTAAGCGGTAATTTGACAAACCGACTCCCAGTAACGCCTCAGCTCTTCTGAATACACTTTTATTCGAAAAGAATAATCAAAACCAGACAGATTTCAGAGGAAAACAGAGGAATTTGTCAACCGTTCAGCGAAAAATAGCGTATTTGTAAGTTCTCATATCTTCTCCAATCTTTATAGCATATCGGCAGAAAACTTTCCAATGGGGAGGCGGCTGCCCTAAGCGCTTTCGAGGGCAGGGAACACCGTCGTAAAAAATTCCTTTTGTCGTCAAAGTGTCGTCAGTTAAAAACTGGAACAATAAAGATAAAGAAAAAGTGCTGAAATTCAACGATTTCAGCACAATTCTTGGTGCGGATGGGGGGACTTGAACCCCCACGTCCTTGCGAACACTAGCACCTGAAGCTAGCGCGTCTGCCATTCCGCCACATCCGCATATTTTGTTGTTGAAAGAAGGTGGTGCGAGTGACGGGACTTGAACCCGTACGTCGATCGACACACGCCCCTCAAACGTGCCTGTCTACCAGTTCCAGCACACTCGCATTCTGTTCTCATCGAGTCGCCTCACTGTCAGCGACAAGAATTATTATATCCATGTGGACGCCAAATGTCAACACCTTTTTTCGAATTTTTTTGAAAAATTTCAAAACGCGAAAAACAGACGATTTCTCTGACACGCGAAACAGTTTGTGTGTTACAATAGAAGCAGTCAGAAAACTCACAGCGAAAAAGGAGGAAGACTTCA